CTCCTACCATCCAATTTTGTGAGCATTTGTGCCTCGTAAAAAAACGAAAAACGCGACACGCTCACTGGTCGGGGACTAAAAGCCCCCTTCGTAACCAAATGCAAGACAAAGATCTCTCTCTCCACGAATTACTCTTTCAAGAGAGTCTCTGTCAAAATGCGATAAGCCTTCAAAATTCGAATCTCGAGCTACATCATACAGGTGTTTCGCAAACTCGCTGGCTATCTTGCCTTCCCTAGGGAAGACAGGTACCAACAAGTCGTAAATTGCAACTGTTTTAGCAACCTCTGACTGGAATGTTCCGGCCTCTGACTTTGCGATCAAAGAATAAATCAACTTAGATAGTCGCGGTTGAGCCTCGTACCGTCCAGAACTTTCGTCCCACACGGCCGTGCTTCCCAAAAACTCAATGTCTTTCATGGGAGCATTCGACTCAAAGTCGACCACCACAGCTTTGGGTTTTAGGGTCAAACCCCAACGGGCATAACCTTGAACCATCTTCTCTCGGAGGTCGCCCTCCGATTCAAATCCAAACACCTCACGATCAACACCCGACGCGAGATCATCCCCAAAGATCGCGGGTTCCGCGTTCTCGGTTATGTCCTCGTATGTAGGCATTTTTCCATGAGTGTCAAAATAATTCTTAATCAGAAAATCAAAGAACACCAAGGTATGAGCCAAGGTGTTATCAGTAGTAGTATTGTTACTACCAGAACAGTTTCCTGTCTGGCGTATCCAAACTGAACCATCCACAAAGGAAGTTATGGGATTGACGGTGTTCTTGGCAAGCCAATCGAACACCTCTTCAAGCTGATCGTTCCAAACGTCACCTAGACGAGCCTTCAAACCGCGTTTCCGCAGCTCATAAACTAATCGTAAGTATATACGCCGGTCCCAACCTGAGACATCCCCCATCATCCTCGTCGTAAAACGAGAAATCTTCTTCATAAGAGAATCAAACCCACCAAACTGTTTCACCCAACCGTACTTCCCCCAGGTACGTTCATGCATACTCTTCATCCTCTCGTTTTGGTCTTCAAACATAAACTTCTGATAAAGTGCAAAATAAACTGCTACTTGGGAAAAGGTACGGAGCTTCCCATCCACTAAGTCCTCGTTAGACAAGGGTTCACCCCCTTTGGGGGTTCCTTTCCAGATTGGATCTGGTTTGTCTTTCATAAGTTCTTTATGCATGTCTGACTCCATTGCTTTCGCTTTGGTATCATAACCTGCCGTGGTATAGGGAAAAGAAGGAGCTTTGTTCCCCAACACTTGTGGTTGCACGGTTAATTGTGCTTCTAGTGCTGCTTGGTACATTCGATAGGTGAACTCATATGCTAAATTTGAAAAGTCATCCTTAG